AAAATAGTCTTTTGTTTTGGTGTTCCCACGTCTAAATTTATTTCTTCAATTTCTTCTTCCATGCTTAGTTCTAAATCAGAGGATTCTGGAGTAGATGAATTAGAGCTAAGTCTAGGCGAATCAATTTCTTCTGTAACTTGGATTTTCTTCCTTTTGTTGTTTCTACGTTTCATTTTAAGTTCTTCATTTGCTTTTTCAGTTGCTTTCATAATAAGATATTTCATGAATACATCATTTAGTTTTTTATTACGGTGATCTTTTCTTATTTTTTTGGTTTTCTTCTTTGGTTTTAACATCCCACCACTCAACCGAGCAACTTGTTTGTCAAATTCATCATGATCAAATTCATCTTCGCAATCATAATCAATAAATCCTTTAAGGTTACCGTGTTCATCAACACTATCATCCCCATTATCATCAATCTGTAGAGGAGGCGATTTATTATCTTTTGATTTTGATCGAGTTGTCATATTGTGAATGCTTGTCATCGGTGACATTGTTGACATTGTTGACATGTTTATTTATTTTAATTTTATCAAATATTTTTAAATCAAATTTTTAATTTGAATATAAATGATAAACTATATTTGTATTTAAATTAAAAATTTGATTTAAAAATAATTTATAAATTATATAAGTAATACCATAATGACTGACTTCGAACCAATTACTAAAGATGTTACTGGATTACAATTTAGTATTATGTCTCCAGATGAAATACGAAGTAATTCCGTTGTTGAAGTATCAAAACATGAAACATATGATAAAGATGTCCCTGTAGTTAAGGGATTATTTGATAACCGAATGGGGACAACTGATATGGGTAAAGTATGTGCTACATGTGGATTAGATAATATAGGTTGTCCGGGTCATTTTGGTCACATTGAATTGGCAAGACCAGTATATAACTATCATTTTATCGATATAACAGTTAAAATTTTGAAGTGTGTATGTTTCAGATGTGGTAAACTGAGAGTTAATAAAGAATCCGCTGTAGTTTCCGAACTTATCAACAAATCAAATAAAACCAGATGGAATACTATTTATGAACTGAGTAGCAAGATAACTCGGTGTGGCCAAGAAACCGAGGATGGTTGTGGTTGCATACAACCGAGTAGATATAAGGTTGATGGTATATCGGGTATTCAGGCGATATGGAAAGATATAGGTTCTTCAAGTGATTCAGTTCAATCACAATATTTCACTGCCGAGTATGTTAAATCATTATTTGAAAAAATTTCAGATGAAGATTCTAATTTATTAGGATTCAGTAGTAACTGGTGTCGTCCAGAATGGTTAATATGCTCAGCTTTACCTGTTCCACCTCCTGCGGTTAGACCCTCTGTGAAGCAAGGGAACTCGCAGAGGATGGATGATGATTTAACGCATAAACTTGCTGAAATAGTTAAATACAACAATCAATTAAAAAAGAAGATAGAATCATTTGCGAGAGAGGAGATTATTAATGATTGGTACAACATGGTTGTTTATCATATAATTACATTTATTAACAATGAAGAACCGGGTATTTCACAATCTACCCACAGGTCTGGTAGACCTCTAAAGGCAATTCAACAACGCTTAAAGGGTAAAGAGGGTCGTTTAAGATCAAATCTTATGGGTAAGCGTGTAGATTTTTCAGCAAGAAGTGTAATTACTCCTGATCCGAATATTGATTTGGATCAATTAGGTGTTCCTATCAAGATAGCGATGAATTTAACTTTCCCAGAAATAGTAAATAGTTTTAATATTAAAGATTTACAAGATTTTGTGTATAATGGTTCAAAAATATGGCCGGGTGCCAAGAGTATTATAAAGAAGAATGGTTCTAAATTCTTGATCACAGAAACCAATAAAATGAATATGAAATTAGAATATGGCGATACGGTAAATAGACATATAGTTGATAATGATTACGTATTATTTAATCGCCAACCATCACTACACAAGATGAGCATGATGGGTCATAGAGTCAAAGTTATGAAAGGGGATACATTCCGACTTAATGTAAGCGCGACTTCCCCATATAACGCTGATTTTGATGGAGATGAAATGAATATGCATGTTCCTCAGAGTATAGACAGTATGTCTGAATTAATTAATATTGCTTCAGTGGCCAAACAAATAATTTCACCAAGAGAAAACAAACCTATTATAACGGTTGTTCAAGATACACTACTCGGATTATATAAATTAACTCATTCAGAAGTAATTGAATATAAAGAGGGTTCGCAACTTCATTATGGTGAAAATACTAACATCTATAATTTATCGGATTCATCTAAGAGTGAAAAACGGGTTGATTCTTGTTTGTATACATATAAGCAGATGATTAATATTATATGTGATCTATCTACTTTTGATGGTAGTATCCCTATTTCAGACAGTGATTTTGAAATTGATGGTGTAGTGACACCACTTTGGTCGGGAAAGAGTATATTATCTTATATATTACCGGATAATATTAATTTAACTATGACAAATTCTGATTATGATAATAATAATTCAAAGAGTGAAAGTGGTAATAGAAAGAAGAAACTATTATCTCAATACAATGAAGTAGTTAATATTGTCAAAATTGTCAATGGAATTATAAAACAAGGTACATTTGATAAAGGTTTATTTAGTAAAACTTCAAAAGGTTTAATTCACACAATTTATAATGATTTAGGAAGTGAGAGAACTTGTGATTTTATTAATGATTTACAGAAGATTGTTTCATATATATTACTGGTAGAAGGTTTTAGTATTGGTATCAGTGACATGATCGCTGAAAAAGAAATAAATGAGAAAATTAAAACAACGATAGTTGAAAGGAAACTTCAAATTGAAGATATTATGCAAGAGTTTCATTTAAATATTTTTGAGGGTATTCCTGGTCAGAGTAATAAAGATTATTTTGAAAGTAAGGTGAATGGTATCTTAAATAAAACAATTAATGAAACCGGTAAGATTGGTCTCGAGAATCTTGATCCTAAGAACAGGGCTACATACATGATTAATTCTGGGAGTAAAGGTAAACTTACTAATATTGCCCAGATGGTAGCATGTTTAGGACAACAGAATGTAGACGGAAAACGTATTCCATATGGATTTGAAGGAAGAACTCTTCCACACTACTATAAGTATGATGACTCTGCCGAGGCAAGGGGATTTGTGGAAAATTCATTTATTTCGGGTCAAACCCCTCAAGAATTCTTCTTTCACGCGATGGGTGGTCGAGAAGGATTAATTGATACAGCAGTAAAAACGGCCCAGACGGGTTATGTACAGAGGCAACTTGTTAAGTCAATGGAAGATCTAAAAGTCGGTTATGATTACTCTGTTAGAGGTTCTGCTGGTTCTATCATTCAATTTGTGTATGGGAATGATGGTATGGATGGAACAAATATTGAATCTCAATCTATCTATTTAACAAAACTATCATATGAAGAACTACTAAATAAATATTATTTTGATGAAAAGACTGATTGGAGTAAATACTATAATAAAACATTGGTAGATAAAGCAAAGAATACAAAACAAGAATTATTAGACAATGTTTTTAAAGGATTATTAGATTATCGAGAGTATTTAGTAACTCATGTTTTCAATGGTGAAGTCCATAATAATATTAATTATCCAATTCATATTCAGAGGATTGTTGAGAATACAGTAAAAAGTAAGAAGAAAAGTAATATGTTACCAATTGATATCGTAAAGGGTAATCAACGATTAATTAATTCGCTATACATTCAGGAGAATTTTAAGAATAATAATATATTTGAAATACTTGTCCATATCCACTTGAATCCAAAGGTGTTAATTTCTGAATATAAAATTTCACGAGATGAATATAAGATTATTGTTAATACAATAAGGAAGAGATTTCATGATTCAAAAATATCTCCCGGTGAGATGGTTGGTGCGGTTGCCGCTCAGAGCATCGGTGAACCAGCTACACAGATGACCCTAAATACATTTCATTTTGCGGGTGTAAGTGCCAAATCTAATGTAACTCGTGGCATTCCGAGATTAAAAGAATTAATACATATTAGTAAGAATATTAAATCAACTTCAACAAGCATACACTTGTATGATAGATATTCGGAAGATAAGAATAAATTATCCTACATTAAGAACATATTAGAATTTACTACGGTTAAGGATCTAGTTATTAGTAGTAGCGTTTACTATGATCCCCCTAATGTATTTGGTAAGACTAACATAGAAGAAGATAAAGAATTACTTGATATATATAGAGAATTTAGTGATCTAGATGATTCAGACAAGACAAATGTTTCTCCCTGGATAATTCGTTTAGTATTTGATAAAAGTACAATGATGGAGAAGGGTGTTGTAATGGAAGATATATACATGAAATTGTTAGAATATGATGAAGATAGGTTATCATTTGTTTATACAGATGATAACTCAAAGGATTTAATTGGAAGGATATCAATTAATATAGAAGAAGAAGAATCTGATATAGAGATTCAAGATCAAACTGATTTCATTACAATACTAAAGAATATTAATAATGATATATTAAATAATATCACAGTAAAGGGTATTCAGAATATTACAGATATTATAATTAGCGACGAATCTAAGACAATTATAAAGAAAGACTATAATATGGAAATAATTAAAAAGAATATTCTCATATGTGATGGTAAGAATTTACTAGAATTATTTAATAATGAATATATTGACGAGTTTAATACGATATCAAATGACATTAATGAAATATATGATATATTGGGTATAGAAGCAGCAAGAGAAATATTAATAAAGGAGATAACTGAAGTTGTTGAGCATGCGGGTGAATATATAAATCCTAGACATATTGAAATATTGTGTGATACTATGTCTTGTAAAGGTTCTCTTACATCGATCAACAGACAAGGCATTAATAGAGGAGATGTAGGGCCTTTGGCCAAATGTTCCTTTGAAGATACAACGGATCAACTAATCAAAGCGGGTATATTTGCTGAAAAAGATAATTTATTAGGTGTTTCAAGTAATATCATGATGGGGCAAACAATAAACTCTGGCACAGGTTTTTGTAAGATATTATTGGACGAAGAATCTTATATTAAAAATATATCAGAAAGCGATATAGAGAACTATAATGATGATTTGGATGAACTATTGGAAGAAAAAGATGAAGGAGAATGCAGTAATGAAAGTTTCAAGTTTTCATTTGAATAAAATTTAATATTAACTATTTATAATTCATTATTTTTTTAGTTCTTTTGGGCGACATCTTTCTAAATTATTTATCATTGCCGCATTTATAGAAAATGGAGCGGTTCCTCTTATCATTTCTTTAATTTCGTCCACGCTATGAGAACAATCTTGACTTAATGGCTCATATCTACTATAAATATTAGTATTGGGTGTGTCATAATGAGATATATCATGATCGGGTATTTCAAATATTTTTGTTTCACTTTCAGATAGATATGGCCATATACTGAATGTATGAACATCTACACGTTTTTCTTTACTCGCAGAATTATAAACATTCGCAACTCTTTCCAACATTCTTGCCTTGCTTTTATTAACTCTTGTTAGTAAATTAATATTCACAGAAAGTAACATTGATACTAAAGATACATTATTATGTCTAATATCTTCTATTCTTTCAAATAAATTCTTTATAATATATAATCTGTTCGGATCATCTGCCAGTTTCAATAATACTACCACCATAATAGAAGCATGTTTATCTTTGCCTTCAAGAAATAATTTTGAAACTATATCGGATAATCCTACAACGTCATTATATGCTACGTCTTTGTCAAATAAATTACCAGCAGATAATAAAAATTCCAAACTAAAACAGTCTACAAAAATCATTCCATATTCTTTTATATTATTAAATAATGCTTGTATAGCTGCATCTTTTTCTTCTAAAGCGTTATCAGAAGTATAATTCCTGAATACATTAATAAATATATCTTTTAATTTTATATTTTCACCCAATTTATAATTCATAAATTTATCTACTATATTGGATTGATCAGATAAATCTCCACCTAATATATCAAATAATTCATTCCGTGATTCATGTAAGGGGATCTGCTTTCTTAATTCATTTTCAATTGATAAAATATGTGTTTCTATAACCGGATCCACAGCCACATAAGGTTTATCTTCTGGTATTTCTGGTTCAACCCCAACTATTTGAACAGATTCTTGTTCTATCGATTCACGTGGTATTTCATTTACAATTTCCGGTTGTTCTACTATAATTTCAGTCTGTTCTGGTTCTACGGGTAATTGTTGTTCTTGTTCTATAACTTGTGATTCTGGTTCTACTGATACTGGTGGTATTTGTTCTGTTGTTACAATAGGTGCTTGTGCTACAGGTGCTTGTGCTACAGGTGCTTGTGCTACAGGTGCTTGTGCTACAGGTGCTTGTGCTACAGGTGCTTGTGCTACAGGTGCTTGTGCTACAGATTGTGTTATTTTTTCTTGAGGTAATTGTTCCTGAACCGACGAAGGTTGGTGCGTTCTCTGAGTTTCCTCACTCGGTTCATCGGAAAAGGGATTTATTGAAGAAAAAAATTCCCCAACAGAAGAACTTTCTTCTTCTTCAGGTTGTGTCGTAACATTTACATTTACATCTACAGCGGGTGTTTCACCTGGAGGTTGGGCTCCTTGTAATACATCCGCACCACCTAATTGATTTGAAAATGGTATTAATTTATTAGGTAATTCAAGGGATCTGCCTGTCGGGGATTTCATATCTCTCTTATATATTTCATGAATTATATTCCTTACTTTATTATTATTACCTTCTTGAATACGTATTGCCTCGAGAGCTAAACATTTAGACAAAACACAAATACGTGCTTCGCAAATCATTATAGAATATAACTTATCAATCAATAACACATCATCCTCCTGTTCTAAAAACGACTGATAAAAATCGTAAATATATAATAAACATTCTTGGCTCGGACATGCTAAACATTTCTTTTGACTATCCCAAGAAATACTAGATGAAACATAATCAAGATATCCTCTCGGTTTAGAAGAACATTCAATCATTTTCCTTCTTATCCCTTCAATGAAATTTGGATCCTTTGACAGATGGTTTATAATTTTTTGTAATCTTACTTTTTCATTGTCTCTAGTTAAAAATTCAGAGTTTCTTTCTCTTAAAATATCATCTACCTCTGATGTGAAATATTCATCATATAATCCACTGTAAATTACATCCTGCCATCTAAATGTCGAAACACTTAAATATGGATTAATTCTATCTAGTTTAATTAACTCTTGAAATTCTGGATTACTGCTTTTGGAGTTATTATCTAAACTAGAACCAGGTATCTTGGCTGTTAGCAATAATAAATCCCTTAATTCTTTAATATTTTCATCCTTTGTATCTAATTCAAGCGAACTTTCTTCTAATTCAATGCTTTCTAAAATATTTTTATTTTTGTAGTCAGTGTAATCTAATAATTCTTCGAGTTCTTTATACTCTTCACCGTATTGAGAAGATAGTTTTTTTTTAGATATCTTTTCTTCTTTTGTCGAATCTTTTATTAAACTTTGTAATGTTTTTGATTTTAAATATTCTCTATTACCCAAAAGTAACTGGAAAAATTCAACAGTTGACACACATTCTAAATAATGTTTCATGAAATCGGGTGTCTCAACTACAATAACTTTTGGAGAATACGAAATATACTCTTGATTTAATAAACGGAACATGTATCCCTTATCATTCAATCCACTGATCATCCTGTATCCCTTGTAAGCCGCGGCCGTGACTGCTGTCGCTGCAGCACCAATACCAATAGATGCTAAAATACTTCCACCTTTTTGTTTTTTAGAGGTAGTTCTTTTCTTGTTACTCTTTCTCCTATGTTTTTTTAGAGTATTTTTTTTATTGTTGTGTATATTACCTCTTACCCCACCCCTCTTTCTGATACTTCTATCTTTTTTCCCCTTCATACACTATATTCTAAACAAATAAATTTATTTGAAAGATAAAAAATATAATTTAAAAAACTTATTTATCATTAATTGAATCTATAAATTCTTTCTGTAGTTCTTCCTCTGTTTTCTCTCCTTTATTCTCTTCTTTATCACCTTGACCAAAAATAATATCTTTTTCTGTAATTTGTATATTATCTATTTTTCCTTTTTCAATATCTGATTCGTCTTTGCCCTCATCTTTACTCTCATCTTTGGTTTCATTTTTATTCTCATCTTTATTCTTATTTATTTGTTCTTTCTCGAGATTTTCAGATGTTTGTTTAATTATATCATTTATTTGTTCCATGGGATGTTTCCCTGAATCATCTATGGCTTCTACCCCTTCACCAATACCTTTTTTGAATTTTGATACTTTGTTTAAACCTATTAAAGATTCTAATTCTTTTTTTGATTCGTTGGAATTGATATTATTATTAGTCACTGTTATATTTCTTTTTGCTCGGTTATCAAAGTCCGGTTCCCATTGTTTTCTAGTTAGATTTCTAAATTTATTACCAGCCGTGGCTAATGTTTCCGCTTTTTTATCATCTTCATTATATTTAAATACTTTACATTTCTTTAGTCCATTACACACATGCGGGTGATTAAAATCGGGTTCTAATTTATTAAATTCTTTTTTATAACGTTTAATAATATCATCATCAATAGGTGGACTTTGTTCGATTAATCTATCATATTCGGCCCGACAAACATTTAAAAAATCAAAAGCAGGTTTTCTCATTTTGGGTTCTAGGGTTAGTTCAACTGCTATATCTCTACTTAATTTAGACCATGATACTTCGGCAACTCTATGAGATTCCATTAATTCCGCATAACGCAAGAAATTCTGAAGAGTCGATAAGATGCCTGCGAAAATATTAACACCACCAACACACGCCATTGCTAATTGTTTATCTTTTTCTGGTATAAATGAATCCATGGCAAAATTAGCGGTTCCAGTCAAAGTACTAAGTATAATTACGGGGATCGTGAATGTATAATTTCTACACCGATATAATTTTTCTGATCTGGTATGAAGCCATCTGTAACCAGAAGCTCTTTCGGACCAACTCGCTAAAAGTTCTTCTTGTTCTTTAGTCCATCTTTGATTAGAATTTTCTTTTTTATTTGGTTTTTTTAATGTTGTTAAATCAGAATCCATATCTATAATACTTAAATATTAAAATAATTTAATTTATTTTTTTTTTATTTTAAGATAATATAAATGAAAGAATATAATGCGGATGAGTTGTTGTGTTTGATTGTATTATTCTTTTTAGGTTGCTTTGTTGTTCGTTATTTACTCAATTGTAGGTGTGTAGAAGGTGTAAATAGACAGAGAGAGAGTGGTGGTTCGGGAAGAACAGCTCGTCCTCGTGGCCCGTCTCTACCACCATCAAATCCACCACCACCACCATCAAATCCACCACCACCACCATCAAATCCATCACCACCACCATCAAATCCATCACCACCACCATCAAATCCATCACCACCACCATCAAATCCATCACCACCACCATCAAATCCATCACCACCACCATCAAATCCATCACCACCACCGGCTCCACCGGCTCCAGTAAATGAATGTGATACTATAGTTGCTACAAAGTGGAAAAACTTAATATGTGAACAAAAAGATACATTAGAAGGTTATTACTTTACAGGAGATGAGGATCCGTTTGTAAGAAATTTAAGAGAAATCGGACTACATAGCGAATTAAAACAAAAACTACAGGGGATTATGGATACAGAGAGAGGCCGTAATCCAGCTCATCATCCATTATCGTTCGATATCAGTGATAATCCTTATGTAGGATGTAAGGAATATGATGAAAGTTCATCTTGGAATAATAATTATTGTATACAAGTAAACCAAGGTACCGAAACATGTAAACCAAAATATGGTTCACAGAATGAGAAGAGTGCCGTCGCTTGTCAAAAACTAAGTAAAGATCAATGCAATAATGGGTGTGTTTGGAGAATACCGAATTTATTTGATGATTATGAAGAACTTGCTGAACAGATCGGTACTTGTCCGTTAGACCCCCCGCTACCGGGAACCAATTCGCCCGTGGCTTTTGATAGTGCAGAATGCAAAGGCCCTAACCTCCGCATTTGTAATGTTGACCAGGGGGCTGGAAGTAGCTTATATGGTGATTTATCTTCTCCAGGTAAAATTATTGGAAGAACATATACTGAATTAAATGATTGGTGTGGAGACAGAACCGATCCGCGACCACAAGTTCAGTCACGTTAAGTCTAATAGGTCTATAGAATAAAATATCACTTAATTAATTCATTAATCTTTTAATACGACCCATTAACTGTCCATTATGTTTCATCTTTCCAGATTCAATTTCATTAATATCTTTTACAGGTATATTTAATTTTTGAGCAATATCTTTTTGTGTCATGTTTTGACTTAAACGATATTTTTGTAACGCTTTGCCAAATCCAGTGTCCATTTTTTTATGTGTTAATTTACCCTCTTCTTCCTTTTCATTCATCTTTTGTTCTTTAGATTTAACATACTGTTTCGGTTTATCACTTTTTTGAACATTTTTCTTTTTAGGAGTTATGTAAACGGTATCCCAGTCTTGATGTTCCATTATTTATTAATGAATATAAGTAAAATAATTTTAAATATATATAATAAATGTCAAGTGGTAATTTTGTAGATATGGATGATTCACAAAAAAAAGATGAAACTTTTGTCGAAAAAGTGCTGACTTTTTTACTTTATTCTTTGGCATTTTTTGCTTTTGCGATACCTTTGGGATACATATTTTACATGTTTTACTTTTTAATTAAACCCCTTCTACATCCTGATAAAATGAAAGAAATGTTTAAGTCAAAGCCCTTACCTAAAGAAATTAGAGGTAAATGGTGGGCGTATTTACTTCCATGGATCCCGATTATAGTCTTCTTTTCCTTACCGAGGCCGAGAAATAATTAAACCAAATTATTCATGATAAAGAAATTACCAACATAAAAAATCATAAATATTAACTGAAATACTTTTATCCATCTTCCACCCGGACCAACAACATTGATTATAGCAACTATACCAACTAATATTTCAGATATCCATAATGCTACTAGCCAATGCCAATCTTTCGAAGCGTACCCCATTAATAATGTGTATATTCCCAGGAAAAATATAGAAGGAATAACAAATTTATCATTATCATTCCATAACACTATCATTAAAAATATTACAAGTGTTAGTAAAAATAAATATCCTATACTAAAAGCAACCATTTTTGAATTAGATGTAGATGAACTACTTCCTTTATAGCCGGGTATCTTTTTCTGACAATATTCTCCTTCATATCCATCAATACAAGCACATTCTCCATTAACACATTTCTGATTACTATTGCAATATTGACATGCTTTATCTATACTATCATTTCTTCTATTAATATAAGTATCATCTAATAAAGTATCCCCTTTATTACCTCTATTAACCCTGTTTATATACTCATATGATTTACATTTATCTGGGCAATCGGTATTGTTACATGTAACCGATCTTCTATTAGTGCCTTCATATTCAACCGAAAATCCACAAGATACATCGTCCTTTCTATCATAATTAACACCGGCCGAAACATTAATATTAGCAGTATATTGTCCTGGAACTCTGGTTGATTTATTCCCACCAGCATCATCATAAAGAGTTTCTAATGATTTCCCACCGTCTATTTTATCATTATAAATATAACTTTCACAGAACTTAGAGTTTTCGTCACCATTATAACACCCACTTAAGCATTCTACCATCTTTTTATCTTCTCCTTCATATTTTACATTAAATTTACATGAATATTTTTCAGTGTCTATATTTATATTCGCATCTAATTTTCCATTCTTTAATGGATCCGTGCCACCTAATCCATCATACAAAGTATCTAATCCCCCTCCATTATAATTTCTTCCGAAAGCTGGATTTATACTCGGTAAATCCGTATTACTATAATCTGTATCCTGAGATATAATAGACGAATTATCATTAAAAGAATGATGGTTTATTATCAAACCAATGATAGCCCCTATAATAATTATTACCCCTCCTATCCTTAGCAAACTTGTAGGGTTATCTATTAATGATTTAAAAAAACCTTTCTTACCCGAAACACTGTTTTGATTTACTATATCATCAACATTCACAGTGCTCATATATTATATTATTAAATATTATAAAATTTGATTTAAAAGTAAACATTTTAATTAATTTAAATATCATGGATCCTTCTTCATTCACAAAAACTTCTTTCTGTAACATAAAAATCGATAATATAACAACAAATGAATCTAAACAATATATTTTAAATTCATTAAGTCTTTTATGCTCTAACATTAAATACAATTCTCGTTATGCGAAAGTATTTAATGAACAATTCTCTAAAAATTTAAATAACCCACACGTATTCTATCTCAAAAGCAGTGGAACACCTTATCTACTCTTCCTGACTCAAATCAATAGTGTTAATTATGCTTTCTTTATTGACAAGAAGATAAAAGAAGGATATAGTTTCCCAAAGATATTTATCCTACCATATGAATTTTCACCTGAAATTTATAAAAGCACGCTTTTTGAGTGCGAATTAATCAGAAAGCGTAATAAGAAATGGTGTATTGGAATCAATGATATCTATTACTATTGTGGTAAAAACATGAAGAAAACTAATATTATTGATCGAATGAATGCTATTCATCAAGTGTTTGATACTAAATATACTTCAAGTGAATTCAGTAATACATGTCCTCCATTCGTCAAAAAGTATTTTGATTACAAAGATGTATCTTATGTATTTAATAATTTTATTCCAAATTTAGATTATGAAACACGAGGTATCTATTTTGTCCCTATGAGAGTAGATTATTCGAATATATTATATATTTTTAAGGAAAATGATTCAGTAAAATTAGTTGATAAACCTAAAAGGAATACTAAAACATTTCGTATAATGAAAACAATGAAACCAGACGTTTATGAATTATATGGTCTAAAATCAGGGGATCTAACAAAGATTGGTATTGCATTAGTCCAAACTACATTATTAAGTCATAGCATTCTATCATGGTTTCATGATAAAGACTTTGATATTGAAATTTTAGTAGAATGTAAATATAATGAATTCTTTAAGAAATGGGAACCAATATCATTATCCGATGAATCGGTTGATGAAATATAAATATTAAATATAATTTATAGTTATAATGAGTAAGAAAACTATTCGTAAAATTCCGAGAAAATACACCGCGAGACTTTCTAGGCGTGATAAGAGCAAGCAAAAGAAAAATTTAATCAAGTCAAGAAAGATGTACAAAAAGGGAATTTATGTAGATAGACCAAAATTAAAATCATACCCTAAAAAGCGTAGTCAATGGATCGTTAAATTTGAAAAACGATACAATCGTAAAATTACAGATAAAGATTTCATAGATAAAAATATAATCTCTAAAAAAGGACAGAATAAAATACTGAGTAAAGGAAAAGGAGCCTATTATAGTAGTGGTTCTAGACCCAATCAAACGAGTAGTAGTTGGGCTTATGCTCGTTTAGCAAGTGTAATCATGGGTGGCAAAGCGAGAAAAGTTGACAATGATATTTGGTTAAGTGAGAAGCGATAAAATAAGTTTATTATTTAGATTTTTTACTTCGCTTTTTTGATTTCTTTGATATTTTCCGTCTATTACTTAATCTCTTTTTCCGCGAAGCGTATATCCTATTTACATCCCCGAATCTATAATAATCTCTTTTTTCTATTGGATATCCTAAAATTTTTCTAATACTTCTTACTAATTCAATATAGTAATTTTGATTAATATTATGATTCATTTGAAAATCAATATTTTCTTTGTCATATAATGATATATCTATGACATCTAAGTGTAATTTCAAATAATAAGATCTATTATCACCTACATTATAAGATATATTCACAAACTTTTCTTTATCAAGATAGATGCTCGTAGGAAAGAAAATTAATTCTTGTTTTGATTCATAATTCGGTAATTGAAAAAATGGAGATATTTCAGTTATTTCATTCTTATTCATGTCTAATTTATAGAAAAATCCAGTATACAACTTAAAAAATCTCTTGAAATACTCTTTATCTTCTTTTGAATATTTAGATTCATCAAAAGATGGTATTAAGTATTTATTAATTTCTGTATTCCCTTTATAATCGAGGACACCATGTCCCATACCCAAAAATTTATCATTTCCTATATCAATTAGATTGGTTGAGTTTCTGATATGAAAATGTAAATCGGGATAACTTTTATTAAACTTTGTTAATAATGCATCTTTTACACTCATTTTTAACTTACAATTAAAATCCTTATCGAATTCAAATACTTTTAAAGGATTAATATCATAAATCATATGTAGTTTATCTTTGTATATGAACGGTCCCCAATTCTTCTCAAAATCTGTTGACAGAGACTTACATATCTCTATTTTTTCACCATAAGTTAAATTATTTATATCAATTTTTGATACAAACATGTGTCTTTGTTTTTTCTTATTTAATTCATTCATTAAAATATAAACATCTTTACCATGATAAAATAAACGTGGATCTTCTGGTCCAACAGTTAATGCTTCTTCATGAGAAATAACTTTGTCTTTTAATTCTTTGAATTTTAGTTTTTTATTTTCTACAGCTTTTGGATCTATGTCTAAAATATTTTGTTTTAATTTTTTTAATTCTTTACTGAATAACGAGATAATTACAAAGTTAATACCTGACCAACTTCTAACATCTCCATACCATCCTCTGCTAGCAATTAACAAATTGCTTGAATCTTTAAGTTGAATTATACTACTATTAAAGATAGTTACATCTTTGTTACATAAAAAATCATCTCCCTTTGATATTTCCTCACTTAAATTAATACAAGTTAATCTAAGCTTTTCAGGTGTCAGTTTATCACTCATATATTATTATATATTATTATATATAATATTAATCTCATTAATCAGAATCCGAATCAATTAGATAGTTTTTCTGTATTTTTTCAACAACTGCTTTATCAATTTCAAATGTATTGTTCTTTTTTACTTCTTTCTTTTTTTTATTTTCTTCTCTAAGTTTAATACGTTTTGTCTTTTTTTCTTCCTTCGCATCAAGGAGTCTTTGAATACCAACTTCTCTATGATGTAACACATCTTCCCAGAAATCAATAATTTTAGGTTGAACGCTCAACCACCATTTGCGATCCCGGCCAACAAGAGTACATTCATATCTTTCAATCCTCCACCAATGAAATTTAAACTCATCATATTCAAAATCGCCATCCTTATATGTATTTAGCATGTTTTCAGACCATTTAGTAATAGAATCATAACTACTATAAAATTCGCTATATTCGTACTTAATAGTTGGATTACCACCTGAATTATATTTTATGAAAGCAAGCATTAATCCCTTTGGTAAATTTAATGAAGAATAACCTTCTTTTATACCTTCTCCTTCTAAAAATGTATCTTCAATATATTCATTTACATTAAGATACTCTGTAAATTTAACCTGTAAGAAATCACATTCTTCTAGATCACAGCATTCTAACTGACCTTGCATCTGCATCCAGTAATGTCTGGGAACTTCATCTGTAAATTGTCTTTTAGGTGGGCACTTAATCTCCAACATGCGCCCGATATAATCCTCTGGCGAATCTATATCACAAATCCCATCGGGGGATGCTCCGAAAATAGTAAACTCTTGATGAGGAACTAAACCAAATTCCAATACTGTCAAATTATTTATCTTTTCATAAAATGTTGTTGCGACTGGTTCATATTTTACCCCCCATTCAACAATCTCAAATGGCACTTCACCTCTAGGACCTCCACATTTTTGTATTAATAACTGTTCTTTAGTACAGAAATGCCCCTCTCCAATCGCATCAGCTAATGAAGAAGCGGTTAAAACACCTTCTCTAATTTTGTACCACGCTTCAGTTCTCTGCTCGGGTAAATCTAATTGTTTCAGTTTTTCCATCTTTTGAACAATATCTTTACGACTTTCTATTCTCATTTGAAATTCTCTCTTCTTTTCATTGAAATAATCATTTACAAACTCAGATAAATACTTTTGCTTTGAAATTGATAAACTATCATCTTTATCAGATACTTCATAAAATTTAAATAAAGATTGAATACATTCTCTTTTTAATGAATCATTATATATATTTATCTTAACACACTCATAAATCTTATCATCATACACGGACAACGATTTATTTAAGTCTTCAACTAATATCATTGACATTATCGTCTATTATAAAATACTCTTATTATATTTTTAAGTGATAAAATCAAATTTATAGAAATATAAATCTAGTAAAATTTGATTTTAACGTTAGTTGGAATATTAACATAGTATAATAAGAATAAAAATGAAGTGTTGGAATTGTGAACAAAGTATTAAGGGGAAACCTTGGGATCATCTAAAAGATATAAGTGAAGAGTCTGAAGAAGGTAATATTGTAAAAGTTGAGAAGTATGTTTGTAGTTATAAATGTTGTCGCAGACTTCATAATGAACATAGATTTCCACCGAATCTATGGGAACATATTGTAAATAAAGAAGATTACAAGGGTTTGATTTCACCGGTTATTCCAAAAAGTAATCAATATAGGTTTCAGCATTTAACGCATGAAGAATTGAAAAATATGGATGTTGATGATGTCGAGAAATATTACCTAGAACGAGACGAGATGATGTGCATGGATCCTGAACTCGCGAAAATCCACGATGAATTAATAAATGAAGATAAAAGAACCGAATATCTTGAAAGAGAAAGTTCGGGCGAAGAAAGCTTTGATGATTATTAAGTTAAAGATTTAAAAAAATATTATATCATATAATAATAAATGTTTTCTATTGTTGATAATGATCTTTCCGTTTGTAATGATAAAGAGTGTCATTTACTTTTTTATTTCACTGCCAAATGGTGTGGTCCTTGTCAAAAGATAAAACCTTCTTTACAAAAACTTTCAGAGGAAGCGGATCCTTCAATACTCGAAATTCATATGATTGATATAGATGGAAACGAAGAATTGGCGAATGAATTTCAAATTAGAAGCGTTCCAACATTCCATTTGTATCATAAGAAAGAATTAAAAGGTCAGGTTAGTGGAGTAGATAAAGCAAAAATACAAGAACTATTAAATTTAATAGCAAACTGAATAAATTAACCTTCATCATTTCTGCTTCTCAATATCATTGCACATTAAGTTCATAATTTTACATTTCAATTTTTAAGATTCGTATATAGTCAGAGTCATTTAATAGCAATTTGGGCAGTATTCGCATTCTTTTGTATATTTATTCCATTTATAATTCTTGTTACACGCTGGGGGGGGCGGGGCGGGAAGTTGTGGACTCCACGTACAATATTCAATTCCTTTATTATCTTTAGTGCATTCGGTTTCGGATAATCGAGAATTGCAGAAATTGGAGTCTAACCGATATTTAACACCATCGTATCCAGAAATCGAGCAATCACCAGTGCTAATGAAATGCGCGCAGACGCATGACGGCACACATTCTTTTATTTCATAGTTCCAACTATAGCCTTTTGGACACTGGCATTTCCCATTTTTCACAATCTGTGTATCGAGGCATTCCTTACACTTCGCTCCATCCCAAATATTATTCTCTGGACACTGGCATTTTCCATTTTCCACAATCTGTGTATCGAGGCATTCCTCACACTTCTTCCCATCCCAAATATGATTCTCTGAACATATCACATATTTTGTTTCCGTACAACAGCTATCACCGCATAATTCTGTAAGGTAACTTGGTGAGACTTCACGCAACATTTCAATGTGTCTAGATCCGGCCGCATCTTTGCAAGTTCCGTCTTTATAATTCATAGATTCGGGAGGGTATACTTCTGGAGGGACTTTAATTTCCGAGCATAATTGTCCATCCATTTTAAATAATGTTTTGCTACAATTTCCATCACAAGAAGGGTATTTGCCACCACAGAATTTACAACCAGTATTTTCAATACAACCTAAACCACCCTCAGTCACACAACTATTGTCATATACACATTTTTGATTTTCACAAGGTCCTGTATTACAAGCCGATGTGAGAAGAGTATCAGTCATCGCCTCAACCCGATTACAACAACAATTGCTTATCAGATAATAAAATATATAAGCAACTAAAGCAATCATTAAAACACTTTCAACACTTAAATTCATTTATTATATTATAATATAATAATGTGGTATTATTTACCGATTTCTTTTTAGTTGTTTTTGCTTTCATATACATGTTAAATACACAAAATTTATTTAAGATAAAGAGTAATCAGTTATATTCTGGGGCATCTGCTTTTTGTTTTACAGCATTTATAATGGCTATAAAATTTTCAATTGATCCACAATTTGGATGGAGTCCAAAACACACTTGGGAAAAAATCCCATATGGAACATATCCTATATGGATGTTGGGATTTATATCTTTAGCATTCGGTTTAAAGTTTTTAGGAGAATCATTAGAAAATAAAAGAAATTAAATTTTAATTTAAAGATATACTAATACCTTTTTTATAATGAGTTTTGATGATTTAAATGTTAATGAAAACATTTTAAGAGGTGTTTATAGTCATGGTTTTGAGAAACCATCAGCTATTCAGAGTGCCGCGATACCCAAGATGATTGAAGGAAGGGATTTAATCGCGCAAGCTCAATCCGGAACAGGTAAGACAGGTGCTTTTAGTATCGGTACATTGTGTAAAATAGATGAGTCTGTTCAAAGTACTCAGAGTATTATATTAGTTCCTACGAGAGAGTTGGCAGATCAAGTAACCAAAGTTATTACTGATTTGTGTAGTTACACTAAAATAACTGTTATGAAAGTAATTGGGGGAACTAATGTTAATTTGTGTCGTGAAGAATTGAGTAAGAAACCACATATTGTAGTTGGAACTCCGGGTAGAATTTTAGACATGATAAGAAGAAGATATTTACCAACCATTGCTGTTAAATTATTGACTTTTGACGAAGCCGATGAAATATTATCACATGGATTCAAAGAAGATATACATGATATAATTCAGAGCGTTGATAAGGATGCACAAATATGTATTTTTTCAGCGACTCTACCCGAAGAGATTCTGGAATTAACAGATAAATTTATGAATAATCCGGAAAGAATACTAGTTAAACAAGAATCTTTAACTTTAGAAGGTATTCAGCAGTTTTTTGTAAATGTGAAACACAATGATTGGAAATACGATGTAATTACAGATTTATATGATACGATTAATGTCGGTCAGTGTATTATTTATATGAATAGCAAACAAAAGATAGTCGAGATATATGAAAGACTAATTAGCGATAATTTTCCAGTTAATTATATTACAGGTGATAGGACAGTAGATGAAAGAAATAAAATAATGAATGAATTCCGTTCAGGTACATTAAGGATTTTATTATCATCTGATTTATTGGCAAGGGGTATTGATATTCAACAATTATCTTTGGTAATTAATTATGATTTGCCAAGAGAAAAAGAAACATATATTCATAGGATTGGTCGTTCGGGAAGATATGGGCGTAAAGGGGCGGCAATTAATTTAATTAATGATAGAGAAGTAGAATATCTAAAAAGTATAGAAGAGTTTTATGATACACAGATTTCGGAGATGCCTCAAAATATAGCAGATTATTTAAGTTAATTATGTAAGTAATGCGTTTTCATTTAAACAATTCTTTCTATGAGGTTTTAAAAAGATGACTGATTTAAATTTAGAGTTTGATACAGGTTTGAAAAGTGTTACGATGGGGGGTTCTTCGGGTGATAATATATCTATAAATCATGATGATAATCATAACAATAATACATCACAACATTCTTCTCATAGAGAGCCTTCGTTATCTGTTACAGATCCAGTGGGAATAGAGTTTTTAGCAAAAGGGTCAAATTCCCCCAGTCAAAGTGCTGAAAATACACCTAAGTCTAATCGTGAAGAATTCAGTTTTTTTAAGCCAAGCGAAGAACCTAAAGTTGAAGAAGTACCACAAAAATCAGATACTGATGACATGTTAGTAAATCCCAAACAATCTGATTCTAGTGAATTTAAACCAATTCATCGCTTAACCCCCCAAGACATTAAGAATGAAAAGATTGATCTTTTGTATAAATTTAAGAAACTCGAGAGTCAGGGTATTCGCACAACAATGAATTATAATATGAATTCCCATCTCGAGGACATGAGAAATGAATATATTAAGTTGAAAAAACAAAGGGAGATTGATAATAGTGTTAAATTTCAACGTAAAATGTTAATGGCTTGCGTGACAGGTATTGAATTTTTAAATAGTCGTTTTGATCCATTCGCTGTGAATTTAGATGGATGGGGTGAAAGTGTAAATGAAAATTTAAATGATTATGATGAAATTTTTGAAGAACTCGGAGAAAAATATGGTGGTGGTGGTGATATGGCCCCCGAATTAAAATTATTATTTACTCTAGCAGGGTCAGCATTTATGTTCCACTTAAGTAATACAATGTTTAAATCAAGTATTCCTGGCATGGATGATGTATTGCAACAGAATCCAGAATTAATGAAGCAATTTGCAGAGGCCGCCGTTGGAAGCATGAATAAGGGGCATCAGATGCCTCGTCCACCTCAGCAAGCAGCGCAACCACCAAACCCCTTAGCGGCTATGATGGGCCTAGGTGGAGGGGGGGGCGCTAATCCATTGGGTGGATTAATGGGTGGATTAATGGGTGGTTTAATGGGTGGAGGAGGACCAATGGGTGGTGGAGGAGGACCAATGGGTGGTGGAGGAGGAC